TTACTCGCTCGCCATTTCGCCTTCGTGGCTTTCCGGCTCTGGTTCGCTCTGAACTTCCTCAACCGGCGACATCTCCAAGCGCAGATCGATCCAGCGCCCTTCTGGAATGTCCATCGGCTCCCCGGCAACGATCGCTGCGGTATCAATATCAAAGCGGCGTTTGCTGACCTTGACAGTGATAGTACCGTCTTCGGCCGCTTCGGTGGCGACGAAGCATAGGCGATTGCCGTTGACGTCCTGCGGAACTTCGATGTTCCAGCCTTCCAGCGCGAAACCTAGCGAACCCGTTACTTTGTATACGCCGACAGAGACTCGTTCGGCAGTAACACCCGCAGCCTCACCATTCACCGCAGCCAGCCCGGACAGGGTAAAACCATCCAGGTATTCGTCGGACATTCTCTCTGGGTTACTGGAGAGGCGGGCGATGGGTGAAGCTTTTTTCAGGAAGCCGTTGGCGTCAATGGTGGTGTTTCCGGTATGCCACACTTCTTTCCATTCACCAACACCGTTATTTTGAATACGACGGAACCCCATTCTGTCCGAACCCAACGGGAACGCCAGTTGGAAACAATGAGTACGCCCGGTATAACCTGAGACATTCAGCACATGAGTGTTTGTATTGCCAAACGTGTCTGTCATTGATGATAGATTGGCATAAAATGCACCATTAATTCTATAATCAGACGCTAATGAATACCCCGTTAATGATGGTCTAAAATCCCCCCCCAGGCCATACTCCCCGACTTTTAAATAACGAGAGTCACTTCTACCACGCGCCTCGTAAATATCCCAAGCAGTCCATGATGAAATGCTAGCATCATATATTCTTTGATAAAAATAATCAGCAGCCTTATATGGATAATAAAGTTGCGTTATATAGAACCGACCTAACACTCCCGCACGTGAACTAAGAACACATAAAAAACCAGCCTGAGAATTCGGATAATGATTCTCGGCAGTGGCATTTGCGTTGAGGCTTTGATAATAATCCCCATCTGTTTTAATATTATCTAAATCCTGTGTACCCAGCGACGTTGACTGAGTTTTAACCTTCACAGTACCAATGTAGATATCACTCGGGAATGTTACTCGTCCATCCACGCCATATATTACACTAAATTCTGAACCACCCCAGCGTTGTGTCATTTGCCCAGTAGCTGAGGTTACGTATATAGCCCCCTTCTCAACTCCATCCATATCCTTATAACGCAAAATTACGTTTGCCCCGGGAGTTTTTGCTTGAAAAACGTTATCACCGAGTGATGTTGAGCCATTATTAAACGTTGCGGCTTTAGAGAACAATACCGGACCGGCTATGCCTTGATCTGCAGTAGCTGTTTTTGACAGATAATCGGCCTGGATCTTCGCTAATGTTGGCACAGTTAGCTTTGTACCATCATCCTTGGTGAAGGTCATATCCCCGGAGCCAGTAAACCAGCTCACCGTATCATTGCGGCTGCCTTGGAAGAAGGTCAGCATCGCGGCAAAGCGAGCGGAGAACTGGCTGATATCACCTTCATAAGTGGTGATAATCGCATAGCTTTGCCCGCTGGCCGTTGAGCCTGCATAGTTGCTGTTAAGAGTCAGCGAGGTATTGCTATTAACCTGTTTAACTTCATACAGCTTATTATCCGGTGCCAATAAAATCATACCTGGCATCACGCCAAACTTGGCATCGGCCCACGCGGTGCCTGTACCCGTTACGGTGGCGTTATTAGAAATTAAATTGATCGTGCCTGTTTTGTACCACATAAATATTTACTCCAAATAAAAAATTCCGCAGTGCGGAGGTATGTTTATTTAAATCGGACCACTTGTAGCGATTATTCGCCCAGCTTTATAAACTTGAAGCTTTGGCGAAGCATAAACAGCTGAATTACCGCTCCCACTAAGGATCGGCGTACTTATTGTTACCGTGCCATTTCTGGACTCGCCTATCCTCATTATTAACTTATGCTGTTGACCCCTGCCAATCCTTGGTAGCCTTACGTCAGCAATCAAATGAGTCATAGGCCCATTCTCACCACGATTCCCCGTATCTTTAAAAGCGAGGAGCGTATCTTCATATCCAGGACTGACCAGGATAAGTGAGAAGTATTGACGGTTATGGCTCATTGCATATACCGTCACATTAGTGTCCATTACTCTATCGAAGTTTTCACCAATGATATTCCATAAAATATGGTCTCCAGACTGACCTGACCAACTAAAGCCAGATGAAAAAGGAGTTACTGGCGTTACATAAATGCCTCCAGACTGAGTGTTATATATATCACCAGTTATATTGCCTGCATCTAAAGTTCCCTTTATAGTGCAGGATTCATTAATGGTAACATTATTCAGAACACCACTATCAGCATATATCGCGCCATTAAAATAGCCACTCCACGCCTCAATATGCCCACGAATAGTCACGCTATTAAATGCCGCATCACCTGTTTTACTTATTACCCACCCGGTTTTATTATCCCAATTGTAATTATCTGATGAAATATAATTACCAATTTTGGCATTAGTGATCGTTCCGTCAGCAATAAATGCAGAGTTAATAAACGTCTGTCCATTCTGGATCGTGAATGGTAATGAAACCTTGGATGTGGAACTATCAAGGAAAGCAAATCTATTCGCATCAAATAAAACTTGCCTATCAACGGTTCCATCCGCACGCGTTTCGACTCCAATGGCCATTCCAGTGCTGTGATACTGCCCTTTATAATTCACGCCTGTTTTAATTGAAAACGTCGCTTTACCTATTCCAGCCATATCGAAAACTGTTTGCCCACGCTTTTCAATCTCTGCTGTATTCCCCCCTACCGAGGTAGATAAGTTGGTAATTTGCTGTGAAGTTGATTTCTGGTTATCAGTAACGCTCTCCGACAGCGAACTGATAGCCGAGGCATTGCTACCTACAGCAGAATTCAACGACCCAAGCTCTCTGGCCGTTGCCGATTGGTTATCGGTCACGGTTTTCGACAACGAGGTAATCGCCGAAGTATTGTCACCAGTAGCGGATTGCAAAGCACCAATTTGCTGAGCCGTCGCGCTATTGCTATCGGTAAGCGTTTGGCTCAAGGCGGTAACCGAAGCCTCATTTGCTCCCGTGCGGCTGGTCAGGTCGTTAATCAGCTTAGCCTGGGCGCTGTCCGTATCCACCAGCACCTGCAGTTGCTGATTGAGTTGGGCATTGTTGTCCCCCACGGTGCCTACCAGCGCTGTCACCTGCTGGGATAACGCCTTGTCAGCTTCCGCACGCACCGTCTGTTCCGTCATCAAGCGCGCATCAACATCACCAAAGCTCGCGCGTAATTCGGTTATCTGCTGCGCCTGTGCGCGCTGATCGTCCGCCATTACGTTCTGCTGGGTCTTGATCGATGCGGTGACCACGTCATTGCTGATAACGTCTTCCGCCTGTTTTAACGACTGTTCGATATCCGCCTTGGCAATGGCTTCAAGCGAACTGCTGAGCGAGGCCTGCGAACCGGCCGAGTCGCTTTGTGCCTGCTTCAGCTCGCCGATCGCCGCGCTGTTTTCGCCGGAGGTCGCCGTTAATGTACCAATCTGCTCTGCCATGGCCGAGTCTTGATTGGCCAACGTCTGTAGCCGATCGTTGATGACCGCCGTATTTTGCCCCACGGTGGAATCTAGCGAACTCAATTGCCGAGATAGCGCTTCATCCGCCGTGGTCCGCGCTTGCGATTCGGCGGCGATCGCTGCTTTATTTTCGCCGCTGGCCGCCCCCAGGCCGGTAATTAACGACGCTTGAGCACTGCCGCTATCCACCAGCGCCTGCAAACGCTGATTGACCTCAGCCTGATTACTGCCGACATCTGCGCTCAGATGGTCAAAGCGTTGCGACAACGCGCCGGTCTCGCTGGCCCTGGTGGTGATCTCCTGCTGCAACTGCGCAGACACATCACCAAAGTTCGCATCCAGCTGCGTGATCTGCTGGGCCTGCGCCTGCTGCCGATCGGCGAAAACGGTTTGCGCCGTGGTTAACCGGGCGCGGCTCTCGTCCAGACGTTGAACATCGTTATCCTGCTTAAGCGCCTGTTCGATATTCGCCTTGGCCGTAGCCTCCAAAGCCTGTTGCAGACTAGCCGTGCTGCTTTCAGCATCGGTTTGCGCGATGCCTAGGCGGGTGATGGCCGCCGTGTTTTCCTGGCTAGTCGCCTGGATCACGTCAACCCGTTGGCTCAGCGCACCGTCGGCATCGGCACGGGATTTCGCCTCTGCCTGGATTGCCGCAGTGTTACTACCCGTGCTGGCCTGCAAACCGGAAATCTGCTGGGCCTGAGCCGAGTCTGTCGCCGCCAGCGTTTTCAGCTGTTGGGTCACCTCCGCTCGGTTTTCGCTAAACTCAGAAGTCAGACCGCTGAGCTGCTGGCCCTGCGTTTTCTGCTGATCGGCCAGCGCTTCGGTTTTCTGCGTAACCTGCGAGTTAACCTTGTCCTGTTCCGTCTTGTTGCTGCCAATTGCCTTGGCATTGGCGGAAACGTTGGACTCCACCTTAGCCAAAGCAGAATCGGCATCGGCCTGCGCCTGCTCCAGCTTGATAATCAAACCCTGCTGATTATCCGCCGTGGCTTTCACCGAGCTGATATCCTTGGCTAACGCCCCATCGGCATCCACTCGCGCCGCTTTCTCCTGCGCGATTTGCGCGGCGTTCCCCTCGGCCTTGGCAATCACCACATCTAGCTTGCTGGCCAGTTGCTGGTCATCATCCTGCAATTGAGTGATTTGCGAAGCGACCTCGGCCATTGCCGCGTTGGTGCCACCGGTAAGGGCATCGACCTTGGCTTGCAGTTCGGCATCTGCACGCGCCAAGCTGGCTCGGGTGCTGTCAATTTCCCCGCGCGCATCCTTGATATCGCTATTCAGCGCCTCCTGAGTCTGGGCGAGTTTTTGGCGGTTATGCTCGATGGTCAGACTGTTTTCGATGGCGGCTTTGCCCAGCTGCGTCAAATCCTGTTGCAGCACATCAACAGCATTGCTCAGATCGGCATTTCGGCCCGCCAGCTCGGCGTTAACTTTGTTCAGCGCTGCTTGCAGGGTATCGACATCCCCTTGCAGCGCATCCCTGTTGGCCTCGATATCGGCCTGCGCCTGGGCGATCTTCTCGGCCAGATCCTGGACGTTCTGATCCGAAGGCAGGCTGTTGATCTTCTCCAACAGATCTTTGCCCAGTTCGGTCTCGGTAATGCTTTGTGCGATCTGCGCCAACACCACGTCCGCGCTGTCCGAAGCCATCCCGCGTACAAACTCGCTCCAGTCGGACTGGTTGCCGGTTTTGTCGGTAAAAGCTGCACGGAAGTACAGCACCTGCCCGGCACGTAAGCCCTGCATGTCATAGCGATGCTGCGGATAAGGCACATCGGCCAGTAAACGTTCATCGGCGAAATCCGCCCGGCTGGCTACCATCAGGGTGGTTTTCAGGCCGTCGGCAGAGTTCTGGCCAAAGCCCCAGGAAAGCTGGATGCCAAACACCACATCCTTGGTTGCCGTCAACGAGACAATCTTGGGCGGTACACCCGCTTTTCCTGCCAGATAGCTCGGCTCGGCATAACCCCACTGTGAGGAAACACCCACCGCATTCACCGCTCGTACCCGCACGTCGTAGTTACCGGCATAAATGCCGTTAACGTCAAACCCGAGTGAAGGCGTCGATCCCACATTCACCCAGTTGCCGTTATCTTTGCGCCACTGGGCTTCATAGGTCACCGCGCCAGCCACAGCACGCCACTGCCCCCGCATTGAGGCAACGTTAATTCCCTGGCTAACGTAGTCGTAACGCGAGATGGCGATATTCGCAGGAGCAGGCATCGCTCCTGGTGGCGTGACGGTGATTGGCGGCGCATCCAGGCGGATGCCGTTATCGATAAAGGCGTATTTATCCGGATCGTGCTCAACGGCGTTAATGGCGAAGGTGCCATCATCGTTGGACTGGACCGATACCACGCGGAATTGCTGGATCGCCAGGCTGTCGGAATCGATACTCCAGACGGCTTCAGGCTCAGGCTGCTGGCGGAACGGAGCGGTCAGCGTCACCGTAAGCTTGTCAGCCGCGATACTGGCGATGGTGCGAGTCTGCGCCGTGCCGTCTGGCAGATTGACGATCAGGCGATCGCCTTTACCGAACGCCACTTCACGATCCAGCACCACCACGCGATCCTGCGCGGAATGGATGCGCCCGCCGTTGGTCTTGCCTGCCAGCATGGCATCTGCAATGCCGATGATCCGAGCTGGCAGCGGGATATTGCCGTCCAACCCGACGGTAAAGCTGACGGTACGATCTTTGGCATTACTCAGGATTGCCCAGCGCCCACGGCGGTGAGCCTCGGTGCGCCGCGTGCAGCCAATGGCGGTGATTTCAGTCTGGTTAACGCCGTAGCGCTTCACCAGTTCGTTATCGTAAGCCGCTTCCACCGCGTCGGCATAATGGTTGGCCGGGTCGCCCCACTTCACCAGCGCCGAGGTATAGCGATTCTTGTAAGAACCCGATGCATAGGCAAATTCACCACCGATGACGTTGGCCCGCGAATAAACGAAATCCACATCGCGCGGCATATCAGCATAGGCAAACAGCTGGTCGTTGCCCCAGTAGGTGATGCCGCGGAAGATGGCGGCGATATCACGCAATACGGTGTAGGCATCCTGCTGCGACTGGATATACACGTCGCACAGGAAACGCGGCTCTTGGCCCCCGCCCCCCAAACCGTCATCAATCAGCTCATCGCAATACTGCGCGATGCTGTACAACCCCCATTTGTCGATCTCGGCGGCGGTAACCCGGTTGCCTAAGCCGTAATTCTTGTCCAGCGCGATATCGTAAAACACCCAGGCCGGGTTGTTGCTCCAGGCCCATTTAAAGCTGCCATCCCAATTGCCGCTGTAGGTCCGTGCCAACGGATCGTAGTTGGTCGGCACACGGATGATTTTGCCCTTCGGCTTGAGCGTAATTTTCGGCACTGAACTGAACTGCTGGGCATCGAACTCGATAAACAGCAAGGCGGTGTTGGGATAGCGGAACTTGGCGTCCACGATCTCGGTGTAGGTCTGGATCTGGGTAGTGTTTACCAGCTTGCTGCTGGTGGAGTCTGGGGTGATGCGCTTGATGCGCAGCGTCCAGCTGGTGGTCGCTTTTGGCAGATTAATCCGGTGATCGCGCTCGTACAGGCTGGTGGTTTTACCCTTTAACATGCCGGTGACCACGGTTTGATAGGCTCCGCCGTCGGTGGAAAGCTCAATCAGATATTCCACCTGCGAACCGTTCATATCGCCGTTATCTTCCTGCTGGAACAGCGCCGGGAACCCCATGCGAATACGCAGTGCGTCGATATCGGTTCGGGTGAAGGTTTTGGTCCAGACGTTAGTGGTGGTCAGCTTGACGTTGACCGGCGTTTCAGACTCTACATCCGGCATGCCCTGGATATAATCCTGAGTCTGGGTACCGTTACGTACCTCCCACTTCAGGCCGGTAAAGTTTTCACTGCCATCGGGGTTATGTACCGGGGTGCCGTCGAGCAGAATGCGGGTGCCGTCTAACTCACCGGCAATTTCACCTTCAGACAGCGCCAGCAGGATTTTGATTTTAGCGTTGGACTGCAAATCATCGGGAGCTTCAACCGGCGTATGCGCCGATCCACCACCGCCCTTGCGCCCATGAATAGTTAACTTTGTCATATTGCGCCCACAAAAAGGTCGCGAATGCGACCTGTAGAAAAATGCCCTAAAGGGGGTTATTGCTGGTTTTCAGCGTAAATACCGGCGGAAATCACCGCGCCACCGATTTCCCGTTCGCCGTACAGCACCGGCACCGGGTAGCCCTGCGCCGTGGTGTTGACCGGTGAGCCAAAAGCATAGGAGGGTTTGTTTTCTACCGACTGTGAAGAGGACATGCCGAAATTCGGCTGTGGCGTCATCAACTGCGTTACACCGCCGAGTACCATCGAAGTCCCCATCATTGTTAAACCGGTTACCACTGCACTTTTAGCCGCTAATGCCGTCCCCCAAGCTGCCATCGATCCACCAGCGGTAAAGAATGCCCCGACCAACGCCGCCACGCCGATGACAATCTGGAACATCCCTCCACTCTTACTCCCCGCAATCACCGGCATAATGCGAATGTCGGCGCTGCCTTTAGAGGTAGCAAACTCGGCCAGGCCGATATTTTGTGGGCCATTGAAGAAGGCAAACTGCATGCCGTCCTTATGGGCATTCATCATAAAGCTCTCAAATCCGGGCAGCGTGATACACAGCGCACGCAGCGCTTCGCGAGTATCCGCCACCACCAGCCTATGGGTTTTACCGAACTTTTTACCCAGTTGGCCACCCAACCGGATCAGTCTTGTTGTTTGCATCATAGAAGCTCCTTTCTGCGGACTACGCGTACCGTCCGCTCCTGAAAATATCCGCTGTAAGGATAACGCTGGCTGAGTTGGCCGAACAGGTGATGCAGCATCATGCCGTCCCCCAGATAAATGCCCGCGTGGTTGGTAACCGGGGCTGAAACCTGCATCATGATCATATCGCCCGCACGCATTGGCCCCTGAAACTCCCGGAATCCTTCGTCGTACCAGTGATCGTCATACAGGCGAGTTTTACCGTCGATCCACCATTCATGCTCCACCGAGTAATCATTCAGCGCGATGCCGTGTTCCTGGCGATAATAATCCCGGATCAATGACCAGCAGTCGGCATGGCCCAACAGCCAACTGCGCCCAACCAACGGTCGCTCACCGCGTGGTACAACTTCGGTGTAATCCCCTTCGGGCCACGAGACGATGCCCCAGACAATGCCCGAGTGATCGCACTGCAGGCGATCCATCTCCGAAGGGATCAATACGGGCACATCAGGGTGGCTGTGGATGATGCGAATGATCTCGCCTTGATCCTCCGCCTGCGCGTATTCCTGGGGGGAAATGACAAAGTTATCCAACGCGTTTTCCGCCACATTGCGGCACGGCAGATAACGCGCCTTACGCCCGTTCTGCACCACAAAACCGCAGGACTCATTGGGATACTCCGCTGCGGCATGCTCACAGATGGCCTGCATGATTTCAGCCTGCATCATTACCTCCCCAACAGGTTGGATCCTGGGAACCCGCCAAAGGCCAGGGGTTGCGCATCACCAAAGCGTTTTTTGCAGGAGGACACCCGGCCACCGCAGACGTCCAACGCCGGATCGTCGATCGGTTCATCGTCCTTATCAAAACAGGCGCCACCGCTGTAATCGCAACCTCTGCCGCTGCGGTACCAACCCCGGATGCACCAGGTGCAAAGCCCGTGAATTTGTCGCGAGGGCAGTTGCTGGCCTTGCAGATCGAACGGTGTGCAGAGCTGGAACTCCACCACGCTGTTGGTTTCGGTGCTTTTGCTGTCAATGTAGAAAACCTGCACTCGCTCCTGCGAAGCATCGGCAAGGGCGTTACCCTCGGGGAAGTTGACCGCATCCAGGTATTTGGCAAAGGTGTCGTGTACCCGCACTTTCGCCTGCACCATGTCGTTGAAGGTCAGGCACAGTGAGGACACCAGATTGCTAAGGTTGGCGACGCTGAGCCTGGGCGTTGGTTGCGAACCATCGCTGGTTGCTGCCAGGCCGGTGATCTCGTAGGGATAGGCTTCATATTCGTTTCCCTGCCACCAGATCGATTTTGGTTTCAGCCGCTGGGCATCGTTGCCCGCCGCCGCGATCTCGGCCTGAGTGTGGGGAATATTGTGCGCATGAAAGCGCATGATGGCCGCGCCAAAGGCGGTGCCATCAATTTCAATCAGCTGGATCAGTTCCCCTGGCGCCAGCTTTTGCACTTCACTGTTAAATGACATGATTGCACCTATACGCCGAAGGCTTGTTCAAAGGCAAAACTCAACGCCTCCACATTGCGCGCAAGCGGCGTGACGGAAATTGAATCCGACTTGACGCGAAATAGCGCTTTCTTGCCGTTGGGCGGCGTCCAGAAAAAGGCGACGAGCACGTGTTGATTTAAAAAGGCCAGCATCGACTGGGTCACGGCCGGATGGCCGGTATAGGCCAACTGCCACTGCTGCACCGCCTGGTTAAGCCCGTTGCTGCTGACCTGTTTATAGCCGTCGCCGAATTGAGCACTTCTGACGTTATGGACAAAGTTACCGCTAGGCGAGGCCTGGGTTTGCCATTGGAAAGTATCGATAAGCATAAAGACTCCGAGCAGTAATAACCGTCAGTCACCGGGCCAGAATGACCCCTCACCCTAACCCTCTCCCACAGGGAGAGGGGACAGTACGTGCCACATATTGGATCATGCATTCGTCTTTCCTATCACCCTTGTTACAGGTTACTTATGTACCTGAACACGGCGCCATACCAGCTCCCTCTCCCTGTGGGAGAGGGTTGGGGTGAGGGGAAACAACGATTGAGGAGCAATTAATGAGGCCTGATGCCAAACTGCGGTTGTTACTATTGATGATTGATAAAGAGATTCAGCGGGCCGCTGAGGCATTCCAGATCAGGCCGCCCGGCTTGAGCTCTTTGCCCAAACGTTCGGTGATTGCCTGATTAACGATGCCCTGCACCAGCTTGCCCATGCCGTCACCGGCAGAGGAGCTATTGGCCGCATTCGCCGAGCCGTCATTGTTCATGACCACGGTGCTGTTGACCGTAATGCCGCCCCCCTGCTCTGCTGCCAGGCCGTACATCGGGGCTTTGTTGCCGCCCACCAGGCCACCATCCGCATAGCCGCGCATCATGGCGTAGAGATTGCCCACGCCGATCCGCTGGGTAGCTTCTTTGGTCATCACGAACTCGCCACGATGCACCACGCCCGCCTGATCGTATTTGCCGCCGTCGCCGGTATAACCACCGCTGGATTTCCCTGTGGCAGCAGGAGTAAACGCACCACCAATCCAACCCATAGCTTTTTGCATGACAAAGGCTACCAGCAGTTGGTTAATCACCTGGATAATCATTTTCAGGATCGAGGCGGTAAACTCTTGGAAGTTGGCTTTGCCAGTGGTCACCATGCTGGTAAGCATGTCTGATAAACCGCTAAAGGTGGCCTGACCGATATTGGCCATTGAGTCGTACACATTGGTCGCGGAGTCCAGATATTCGTTCCAACCTTTTTGTGCTCCTAGCAGCCAATCCCCGCGTTTTTTATCATCATCAACATAGAATTGCTCCTGAGTATCTCTAGCTATATTGTATTTCTCTGCACCAGGTCCTGTAGCTTTATCGTCAATACCAAATTTTCCGCCCCCCTCAATGAAAGCATTTTTAAGTTGATTGCGCTCATCAATGCGAGACTGCTCTCGTTTACTTAGCCCATACTTCTTCAACTCCTGTACAGAACGATTTTCCACCGTTCTCGTGTATTGCTCCATCTTAAGTTCTAATTCCAATCCTTGGCGTTTTTCCTGATTAAACTTTTCCTGCTGCTCAGTTTCAAGGATTGCCGTTCTTAGCGCTTCTTTACCCTTGAGAATGGATTGTTCTTGCAATGACAGACGATTTTCCCCACGAAGACGATTTATTTCCCTATCCAGCATCGCTAGACGTTTCCCTCCTTCGGTAAGGCTGATAAGCTTATTATCCTGGATCATGAGCGCATGATTTTCATCATTCAATAAAGCCAACCGCTCTTGCTCTTGCTTGAGTATGCTCGCGGGCTGTTCGTCATAATACTTAGGAGAACTTATAGCTACTGGCGGTTTATTATCAGCATTGATCTGGTCAACCGCTTTTTTACGATCCTCATCACTCCAATCTTTCGGGGCTTTTGCGACCATCCGCCAAAGCTCAGTTAAGGCGGCGTTGCGTTTTTGTTGCCATGACTGATTTTTGGATAATACATCATTTTGATATTTTAGGGACGCCGTTCTGGCTTCATCAGCTTGCGTTGCATTATTAGTTGATTTCGTAACAACACCATTCAAATCTATAACTGTCTGTATTAATGCTATTTGCGCTTTTAAATCATTGATTCTAGCAAGTTGATTATATCTCCGTTGCTCATAATCATCTCCACCTAACCCTTCCCCAATCCTGCTGGTATAACCATATGAGACCGGTTTTTCTCGTTCAGGTAAAAGTGCCTTTTGTCGATTATCAAGCTCACTCTGTAATTCCGCAAGATTATTTTCCATTGATATTGGCCGCCCAACATCTAATAGCGAATCCCACATAGATTTTTTAGCATCATTTACAGCTTTAATCGCTCGCTCTATCAAGCCAAGATTATCTAAAATTTTCCTGCTACGTTGCCGCTCCGCCTCACTGTACACTTTTGCAGCAGCCTCACCAGCTTCTTCCTTGTATCCTCGTTTCTCTAATGACGAAATATATTCGTACTGGGATGAGGTTAAATAATGCATCTGTTTATTTAACTCTACAGAACTTTTAGTCGGGCTGTCATAAAGTCTCTGGAAGTTACTGATGGTCACATCAACAGATTGGCCAGTTGCTTCCTGCATTGCAGCTGCAGTCTTAGCTACCGTTTCTAGTTGGCTTGCGTTGAATGAACCTGAACCAACTACCTGAGCAAGTATGCCTGCAGCAGTATGCTGTGTAATTCCATCACCCGAGATAGCTTTTGCCATTTCTTGTAACTGGGAAGATGATTTACCTGCGTAGTCGCCGGTGAGAATTAACTGTTTGTTAAACTCTTCGGCCTCTTTTGCACCTTGATAATATGCGGTACCAAGCAATGCTATTGAACCCACAGTTAAAGCAACCGGAGCAGCCATCCTTCCTAATGGAGCAAGTACTTTCTGCACCTGATCATAGGTATCTACTAGCTGTGAACCCTGGTCCAAAGCCTCTTTCCAACCAAAATCTCCAGAGGTAGAGCCAGAAATGGAAGCTGTATTCGAAGCTTGTCCCTGCATGCCTTCCAGCGCTTGCCGGTATTCTTCTATTGCTGCAGTGCTTCTTCTCAAGTTAACGATAAATGCATTGGTACTATCTCCTAGCTGAGACAGTTGTCTACCAATATTGCTATAACGGCTGATCTCCTGCATTCCGCTGCGTAACGTACGATTCAACATTTCGAATCGACTCGTTGCCACAGAAATGTTGCTTTGCAAATCAACCAGATCTCTATTAGCTCGCTGCAAATCACTGGCATTAACACGCAGCGTCATAGTTGTAATATCTGCCATGCCTTACTCCTGGCTATAACAATAAAGCCAGCTCAAGGCTGGCATCATCGCAGACGATTATTTTTGGTGGATCACCTTAAGCGCTGCGGTTTCCATAATTCGGATGTCATTTAACACGCTTGCTTCATCCTCCACGGCATAAACCCGCATTAACCAGGGAAGGCAATTGTAATCTAACCCCGTAATACCTCCCATACCGGTACGCCATTGGGTTGCCATCGCTTGAAAAAGTTGGAATGCAGGCTGCATATCCGGCCAAACATCGAGAACGGTTGTTTCATAGTCATCGGGAGATAGACCAAATGCGGCCAGTTCTTCACGGGGCGTTTCCGGCGAATAGAAGGCTTCAGCAAGCGCGATTAGTTTTTTTCTCGTACCGCCATCAGCTCTTTGGTATAAGCCGTAGCGATAGCATCAAAAGCACGTGGATAGTTGTCCAGCAAAGTGATTAGACTTTCCTGATCCAACTCATCGGGTAAAGTCCAAGTGGCGCAGATCTCACGTAAGAAGTCGGCCATCGGTAGATTGCTATAATTGCCAGAGCTCAACTGCTCTTCGCTGGCCTCACGAAGCACTTTCTCCAGTTTTTCCAATTCACTGCGCTTTTTGTGTTTAAAAGTAAACGTCAATACCCCATCACTGTCACCTGCGCGAGGAATGCTGACGTCGACTTTAAAGGTTGGATTCGGTGTCAGGTTAAATTCGGTCATGATTATCTCTCTATCGTTAAATAATTCGGAAAAAAAGCGAGCCCGAAAAATATCGGGCTCGCTGATGGACTGTTTAAGCAGTCACTTTATAGAACGTCATATCGCAAGACTGCACCGCCAGCGCCACCTGTACGGTTTCAACCTGGTTAACCGCAGTGGTCGGTTGCGGATCAAAAGCCGGTACCGCAGACCAGTAGCGCAGCTCCTTGGCTTTTGGCACGTGCATGTAGAACGCCAGCGTGACGCCATTGCGATCGGCATCCTGCAGCAGGCTGTAGATCGGCTGGGAAGCATCGTGCGCAAAGGTAAAGGTCTGCGTTTTGGCCGCTTTAAAGGTGGCCAGGTTACGCTGACGATCGTCTTCCAGGAACTGCACCTGCACGTA